ATTCCCCATAGAAAAAGGCGGCTCCGAAAGAACCGCCCTTAGATGCCGGCCTCAGCGGGCCGTGCCATTACAGAGTGGCTTCGCCTATCCGCCAACCATGCTGCGCTGCACAACCGCCATTTGACAAAATATGAACCAAATGGGCATATATCCGTTTCGGGGCTTATGGGGGGATATGGGCATGAGTGACGTTATGGCTCGGAAGCTGCACACCATTGTTTTCCAAGATGGCGACATTTTCATCGCCTCCGGCGTGGAAGCCGACATCTTTGCACAAGGCAAGTCACGCTCTGAAGCCGAGCGCCGGCTTGAAACGGTACTCTGCGCCGAAATCAATGAGGCCAGGGCCTCCGGCCGCGACTTCTTTGATATCGGGCCCGCTCCTGAATCCGTGCAGACGCTTTTTCGCGACGCCAGTAGCAAGATTATCGCACAGGACGAACGTCTCGTAGCGTAGAATCCGCCGTGGGCACAACGCTTGGTCAGTACATGTACTGGCTGCGCTCGATCGGCGGCGAATGCCGCAGCGGGATCGGCGCGGACCCCGCTATCGGCATGGTTCCCATTACCAAACTCATCGCTCCCAACGGGCGGCATTTGATTTACCCTGGCAGCGACCAGTCTGAAGTTCTGGCCACCCATACCATCGAGCGTATGGACAACAGGTTGCAAGTGGCGTCACCCTTCCCGTCTGTTCCTAGATCCTGATGGGGTGGGGCATGAAACCCAAGGTAGGCGACAAAATCCTCGTCCGCGCCACAGTTACCCGCGTGGACGAGAAAACCATCACCCTTCAGATCGGGCAGCTAACCCCTGTCACGATCCGGACAGACCATCCCGCGTTAGAGGTGGTTGAGCCGGGAAAGAAGAGGCCGTAGACGCAGCCGTTCTTGAATTTTCAAGGGTTTCGGTATTATCTGCGCCGCTATGCGCAAATCAGTATTGCTATTGCTCCTGTTGGCCGGTTGCACGTCGATAGACGGCGCGAACGAAAGAGGCGGCACGATTAGTCACGTGATCGGCCTCACGACTGCCGAAGCCTTCAAAAAGGCCGATGCTCATTGCCGCCAATATGGCCGGGTCGCCCAAATCAGCGGAACGGACACACTCGCCAGCACGATGACCTTCAATTGCGTGGCACCGTAGATGCGGCGTCTGCTATTCTACACAATTTGCAGCGTCGCCATGTTTGGCGTGTACCTCCTCATCAAGTTTGCCGTTACCGGCATCAGCGCCGATTTTGGCCTCGGCTTCTTTGTCGGGATAATGACGCTCGCCGCACTTTTTTGGCTTGTGGACCGTTTCACTGAAGGCGGTTTGGGCGGACGGTAAGTTCAAGCGGCCGGCGCTGATTGACCTGAGGCACTGCGATACCTTGCGGCACGGAACGGAGCAAATAATTCGCACCGGCTTCCCCCAAGCCGCTTTGAATCATCCGGTTCGCAATGGCGGGGCTGCGGAGAAGCATGCCGGCGCCCTTGCCCGCAAGAAGGCCGCCACCAGCCGCAAGCGCAGCCATGGGGATGGCGCTAGGATTGAGCGCCAGGCCGGCTACGCCCATGCCTCCTGCTCCGCCAATGCCCCCGCCCAATAGTGCATTGTGCAATCTGATGCGTTCTGCCGACCCGCTCGACGGGGCTTCCTTGAGGAACTGCTGGCCAATGCGAGCCAGATCGACAAGATCCGAGCCCTTTCCAAACGATGAGACGCCATATGATTTGGACGCCTGCCCCATGAGCAACGCGGGAGAAATGTCGCCAGTCGCAGACTTAGCCGCCAACGGCTCGATCGTTTTTACCGCCTTCCACTGGCTGCGCGCCGTGCGCAAGTCTTCCAGAGCATCTGCGGGCGCCGACCGCTCCAGCGTTCCGTCCAGCGCGTCGCGAATCTTGCTTGCGTAGAAGCTCACGTTCGGGTCAGTTGATTGAATGGCGCGGTCGAGCGGCGCACCCTTCCGCGTCAGGGCCTGGTAGGTCTCGCCATCAATCGAATTGTCACCGGCTTTGAACTTCCCGACAATCTCCAGCATCTGTTTGCGCAGTGGGGAGAACTCAGCTTCCTGAAGGGTCTGCCCGGCATCACCGATGATCCCCTTGAGGTCTTCAGCAAATTGCCCATCAGCTTTGATGGCAGGGGTGCGCTCCGCTACGCTATCGAAGACCTTTCCAATGCGGCTCTTCGCAGTCGCGATGACCTCGGGCGTGATTTCCTTAGCAGACTCTCCAAAGGATTTCGCCACGGCGCTATTGAACGCCTGCTGTTGTGCCTCCTTCGCAGCAGCGCCTCCACTGAGCGGCAAACGGTTCACGACGCTATCAAGAAACTTGATCGTCGGATTGGTTGAAAGCTGCCCAGGGCCGACATTGATGCCGTACTTGTCGCGTGCGAGCTGCGCTAGCTGAGCCACGCGCTCGGGAATGGTGCCGCCGATCAGCTTGTTGACGCCAGCGCCAATCGCTTTACCGGCGGCGGGCGCAATAGCGCCAAGCGCGCCTCCGAGTTCGGCGCCTTGCGCAATGGCATCCATATCGCCGTCAGAACGCACGGCGGCATCGGCACCGCCAAGAGCCGACCCAGAAAGGCCGCCCGTAACCGTACGGGTCAGAAGGTTGCCCGACATTCCAAGCAATCGACCGGCGCCGGGTACAACATTCGCCACACCACCCAAGGCGCCCACACCGCCGGCAATCTGCGCTCCAGTCGAGACTACCGGATGGTCGGATTGGAACTGCTGATCCTGGCCATTCTGAATTGCCAGAGAGTTCTGATAGCGTTGCGCGAACGTGTCGCCCTGAAGCTGGTTGTCTTTGGACAGAAGCGGGTTAATGACCGGCGCGATCAAGGCATTCGTGGCCGCATCCGCGCGATTGAGCGCACCACCAATGATCGGAACGCCAGTTGCGACCTGCCTGCCGACATTGTTGACGAACCCGGCCACGGGAGCCGCATAGTCCGCAACCGTATCGATCGCGCTGCCGACTTTTTGTCCGAAGGTTTCCGGTGCCGGCGCCGCAGCCTGAGACTGAGCCACATGAGCGGCAGGAGCCGGATTGGCGCCATCAGTGATGCCCCACGCTCGCAGGATGTCCTGCTGCGGTGTCTCCTGCTGAGGGGCGGCCACCTCTGGTGCGTCGATGCCCCACGCCTTCAGCGGGTCTTGATTGGCCTCTGGCGCGGCCACAGGTGGCTCAGGAGCGCGTTCAGCGGCTTGCGGTGCCTGAGACTGCGGCGCGGGCTCGCTATCGATCAGCGGCGTGAAATTCGCCTGCTGATTGCTGAACGGAGGCGGGACAAAGTTGACCGTCCGAACCGGATTGCGCGAGACGCCGCCAGCTTCAGCATTAGCCGCCGCCGCTGCAGGGGAAAAGGGCTTACCTTCGGCATTGTCGGTGAAGTAGTGATTGCCAATCTTCAGCGCGTTGCCGCTATTCAGATTGCGCGCCCACTGAGCTGACGAGTCTGCGGGGTTGGCGTAATAAAGAGCGCCCCCAGTAATGTCTGGCACCTGGCCGCCGATGAGCTGCGCTGCTACCTCGCGCGCGGCCTTGCTGGGGTTCTTGGCTTGCCCCTGAAACTGCTGTTCTGCCAAGGCCTGATCAATAAGCCCTTTGCCGTAGCCGGAAAAGTTCTGGTTGGCACGGTTCTGAATCACACTGGCAACAGCCTGCATGCCGCTGACACCCTCGCCGCCGGCTTCTCCCTGAAGGATGGAAGCAAGCGTCTTCAGGTCGCTGCCGAGATAGCGAGGCGTTCCAACATATGCCATGAGGCTACTGCCCGTTTGCCTGAGACGCTTGCGGAGGTGTTACAAGGCCGAGCTGCGTTGCCGTCTGCAAGGAGCCGACGAACTTCTGCCTGTCAGCCGCTGACAGGCCCTTGACGTACTTCGAACGCTGCTCCGGAGACATCATGTCGAAGCCGTAGGCAACCGGGTCTTGCGATGAATTGAACTTAGCAGCCCATTGGTTGTAGGTGTTGGGCTGCTCGCCGGAAGCCTGGAACGCGCGCACCTTGGCATTCTGAAGCCGACGCAGAGACAGCGCTGTTTTGAGCACATCGACGGCAGCGGCGTTCGAGATGCCGACATTGGGATTGCCGGCGAAATTCGCGGCCAGTTTGTCGTTGGTGTTCGGGCTCCCAACCGAAGTGGCGTATTGAGTGAGGTATTTCCTAGCCTCGTCAAAATTCTTCACGTCGTCGCTCGGGCTCATGACGCCGTTCGAGATCAGGAATGATTTGATTTCGTTGATCTGCTCTTTCCCGGGGCCGGTGCCGGTCGGGCCAAGGGCAATGAGAGCATCGCGCGCCTTCACCAGCGGCGTGACATCCGACTGGAAATTGGCTTCCTGAGCCGTGTCCGCGGCAAGCTGCTGGCCGCTGGCGGCGCCAACGGTCTTGTTGGCCTCCAGAGCGCCAGGAGAGGGCCCTGTAACGACGCTCCCGCTTTGTGCGGCCGGAACTGGCGCCTCTCCAGACGGATAGGGCTGAAGCTGATTGACGGGCTGATTGGGCGCCGTCGCTGGAACGCCGGTCAGCGGGCTCATGCCGGCCTGCTGAGCGATGACGCCAGCGGGCGTGACGGTGGGCTGGCCCTGCGCATTCGTGCCGGGCACGAGCGAGAGGCGTTCGGCCGGCGAGGTCTGCATCGGTATATTCGCGCCAATGCGGCGGATGCCCGTAATGGGGCTTGCCGTTACCGGGACGATCTGATTGCCGTTGCTGATGGTAGACGGCTCCCCATAGATCTTGGTGAACTGGCCGGCTGCATCCTGGATGCGGGTGTTCAGGCTTTGGAGATACTGCGGAATCTGCGCCGGATCGGTCGGCATGTTCGCAATTTCACTATTCGCGATGTCGGGCGTAATCCATCCCTGCTGGACGGCTTGGGCTGTCGCCTGCTTCAGAAGCCCCGGGCCGGCGGCGGTCGAAATGCGAGGATCTTGCGCGAGAGAGCCAAGGAAGCTGGAAAGCTGGCCGAACTGCTGATGCGCGAGATTGATCTTGTCCTGCGACAAGCCCACGCCCGCACGCTGCGCCTCAGTCTTCAAGAGCTGGTTCTGGACGGCGGCGTTGCGCAGCGCCTGGACCTGTGCCAGGCCCTCGATAAGCGAATTCTGGTTCGCGTGAGGGTAGATCGACGTATCTACGGTGCCGTCAGCCATCGATCATCCCCCTACTGATAAAAGCCATTTTGCAGGGCATTGTACTGCGCGTACGAATTGACGCCGTTGGTGAGTGCATTCGCCGCGCCGAGATACCCGGCCGCCTGGGCATTGCCGCCCTGGATAAGGCTGTTGCCGACATTGGCGGCCGTCTGAGTGCCATAGGCGCCAGTCTGAGCGGCGGCATTCTCGCCGAGCTGCGTGACGCCCATCAGCCGGTTGAAGGCGTTGGCCTGGTTCTGCTGGGCGTTATTGAACTGATTTTGGTAAGTCGAATCCGCAAGCCCGGTGGCGTAAGCGGCAGCGCCCTTCATCGCGGCTCCGGATAGGCCAAGCCCCCTCGCCGCCGCACCGTTCTGGACGGATTTCAACCCCTGAGAAAGATTGAACTGATACCCGGGCGTGTTGCGGAGCGTAGCCTGGTCCATGACGATTGGTGACGTGAGTTCCGTCAGACGATTACTAAGCATTGCCCCCGCCGCCTGCCCCTGCTGATTGTAGGGCAGCAAATCGGCGCGAGTCTGCTTGTACATCTTCATCTGAGCATCGGCAGAAGCTTGGGCGGCGTCAGCCTGTGCGTTCGCCCCCATAATGGAAGCGCCAGCGCCGACGACGGCGCTACCGATGATCGCGGTTGCCACCATTTTGGGTTAGTCCTTGTCCAGGAATTGCCAGAACATCAGTTCCGTAGCTTTGAAGCCGGCGCCCTCGATGAGCGGAGTGGCGTACTTCGCATGACGCGTCTTGATGCCGATCTGCATGAGATGAACGCCGCGCCGGGCGCATTCCTTCTTCCATGCTTCGAACAACAGTTTCCCGCCACTCAGGCCGCGAAGGTCCGGTGTCACGAAAAAGATGTCCGTCGTCGCGGTCAGGCAGCTCTGGTAGTGCATGCCAGGGACGACGAAGGAGACCAAATATCCCGTGAGCCGCCCCTCCTCGCGCAGGGTGACATACATCACCTGTCCTGCCGCCGCGCGGGCCAGGTAGAGCCCGAACTGAGGGTCGAGGGGGATACCGGCCGCCTTATGTTCCGACAATTCATCATAGTGGGTCGGGAGAAGCGGCTTCAACTCCTCGAGAGAGGCTTCGTTGAGGTCTTCGACCTGAGCCGTAAGCATCACGCGCACCTCAAATCGATGATGCACACGATGCGGTCATCTGCGCTGTTATTCACCACGCTGTGTTCAACCGAATTGTCGATCCACCAGACATCGCCTGAGCGAAAATTCACCGTCTCGTCGCCGATATGGAACAATGCGCCCGGCAGGCTCTGGAGAGCGACCTGATAGCGCTCGTAATAGGTGGCCGGCGCCCCGCCATCGACGTGCGGAGTGATCACCCCCCCCGGAGGCAATCTCGTGATGATCACCCTGCCAAGCCGGGAAGCTTCAACCGTCCTCATCAGGTCGAAAATGATCGGCCGCAGTTGGGGTAGACGCTCCCAGGCCGGGAAGGCCATACATTCCTTGTCGTCGGTGACGGTTGTCGGATCGCCGGTCCTCTCGAATTCCGAGAAATCATTAAACCGTACCAGGATATCGCTCACATCGGCGTGCGCGGTTCCCGGGTGCTTGGTCCTGATTGGATGCTGGTTCCAAAGATCAGGCTGGCGCTGCAACGCATTCAGAACCGGCGTGACGTTCAGGCCGGCGGCGAGCTGCTGAAAGTATTTCATGTGGCTCCTAGCCGGGGATGAACGAAACGACTGGCGGCACTGAGTAGGTCAGCGTCACAACGTCCCCGTTCATCACCGGAATTGTTGAAGGCGAGACATCGATCGTGGTGCTGGCTCGTTTGAGAGTCGCCCCGCTAACCGTGCCAGTAACTGTCACAAAGCCTCGTCCCGACGCGGTGTAGGAAAACGGCGATCCGGTCGTGGCGATTGAGACGATAGGCTGCGCGGACCCAACCAGGTTGTTGAAGAACCGCATCCACACAGGGGTTACCAAAATACCGCCCTGCCCTATGGGCTCTGCTGAGGACGGAACAATAGGGCTGCCGTATTGGGCCTTGCTGGTGGTCACGAGGCGGCCTTCCTGATCTCAATCCATGCGCCATTCAAGGCGGTGCGAACTGGCGCTGACCAGGAGATTTCGAACACCCGATCACGGGCCATGCCGAGTTTGCGCCATTGCGGGGAAACGTAGTACTGGCCCGTGGCACCCATGGATCTCAGGACGGGGTTCCCATATGTCGCCCCTCGCGTGTCGCTCCAGCGCAGTGAGATCAAAGGTGGGTCCGATGGCACGGTGCCGACCGATTGCCCAACCTCCATGTCTGCGACGAAACGAATGTATTCGACGCGGTTGCTGTCCTCCCCAACGAGATGCGGAAGCGTCCTGATCCTGGGGATCGCGGTCTGTCCGTCGAAATAATAATCCTGATCGAAGACGTAGAGCGCGCCATTCTGAAAATCGCCCACATGGCCCTCGCTGTAGGCGAACGCGAATGCGTTGCCCCGGTGCCGATTGAGGACGCCGTTGCCGTCGAGCGACCCCCGCTCATGCCACTGCTTCGTGGACATTTCGTAGGCCCAAGTCTTGTTAGCGGTCGGGAACGTCAGAATGTAAAAAGCGTGGCCGTCGATCTGGTGGCAGTAGCCGATGGCGTCATCGATCTTGGAGTAGGACTGGAAATCTTGTTCGATGGCATGGGTGGAAACGCGCTCCACTGCGTATCCAGAGCTCATGGCGACGATTGCATTACCCTGCCTGTCCTGGGTCAGCCAGAACAGAGAAACGTCCTGTTGGGATAGCGAATACGGGGCCACGCAGCCGTGGTTGATGAAGGCACCTTGGATGCGCCCGAACGTGAAGTCCGCCGCGCCTGTGTTGGTCCAGATTTCAGTTGTCAGTTCGCCTATCAGCCAGAGTTCGCCATGAATTGCAGCAAGACACTGGATATTATCCGCCGCGCCCGTCTTGCCAGCGATATCGAGTGGATCGAAGGCGTAGCCGTGAACAAAATCGACGTTGTAGACAAAGCCGCCGCACACAAGCGACACGCTCCACGTGAAACCCGCTCCCGTGCCGCCGATCGATGCGGCCGTGGCCGATAGAGAGTCATTTTTTGTGTACCCGGAACCAGCAGTCGTGATCGTGACCGTTGTCACCGCGCCGCCCGAGACGACTATGGTTGCCTTCGCCCCCGAGCCGGTGCCACCGGTCAGCGTGACGTTGGTATAGGTTCCGTTCGTGTAGGCACTTCCAGCGGCGCCGATTGCGCCACCCTGGATTGATCCCGGCGTGCCCGGCGTCGTGGACGTGATGGTGAGCGTGTCGCCGTTGGCGTAGCCGCTTCCGGCTGCATTGATTGTGGCTGCCGTAATCACCCCGCCCGAAACCGTTAGGTCTGCGGTAGCGCCTGAACCTGTGCCGCCGGCAAGTGGTACGTTTGTATACGTGCCATTGGTGTAGCCGGCGCCTCCAGTCACCATTGAGCCCTGATAGATTGAGCCCACGGTCCCCGTCAGCATTTGGAAGGTCACCAGGGACAGCGAGATATAGAATTGCGCCGTGTTCGGTCGATTGAGGATGAAATAGGTATCGAGATAATCGACGCTCGTTCCGCCGTAGAAGGATGGGTCCGTGATCTGGCCAAAAGCCTTCGTCGCCATATCGATGGCGTAGCCAGCCGATGTCCCGTCCACGAGCACGACGCAGAGGCCATTATCCGCGCAACACACCGTGTTGACACCAAAGGTGATGCTGCCCAGAAGCGTCCACGTATAGTCGGGGGAGACGAAGTAGACCGACGAGTTGATGACCGCGTATAGATCGCCATTCGAAGCGCGATACAGCGCCCGATAGCGACCGACGATCGGAGCCTGAGACACCGGGCGAAGGCCGGGTGTAGGGTAATGCGTCACCGGGACTGGCGGCGACCCTTCGGCGGGGTTGATCTCCGAATACAGATTGACCGAGCGCTGAGCGCCCGCAATCAGGTTTCGGGATTGATACGCACCACCGAGGAGAAGGATGCGCATCAGTTCGACGTGTCGCTGAAGATGTTGTAGATGTTGCCGCGCACCAAATCGCTGGGCATCTGAAGCAGCGGGATCTGGGCATTCGTATTCTTGATCGTGTTCAGCGCAACCTTGGCCAAGCCGATCAGCCCGGCGTCCGGTTGCAACTGGTAGGCGACACGAAGCCGAACCGCGAGATTGAGACGGATGGCCTCCTCATATTCGGGCGGAAGGGCGAATTCCGTGTTGAGCGCCGGGAAACTCTGGAGCGCGGGCTTTACCGAAAGATGCATCTCATAGGTGCTGTTGGGCAACGGCCAGATGAAGATGTTGCCGAGCGGGAAATCCGAATCGTAAAAGACGTAGGCCGGGACGGAGGGCATCGTCTTCAGCACGATCTGGTTGTAGTCCTCCCGCGACTGTAGGATGGCCAGCGGGTAATCGACATTGTTCCCGGGCAGGCCGGCAAGCTGGCGAAAATATCCGGACTCGATCCTGTCGGGACGGTTGGCGGAGATGTCGCCGCCTGGGCCGATGGAATAGGAGAGCGCTCCCGTCCCGGTAAACACGATGTCCACCAGGTGATAGACAAGCCATCGCCGACGCGACCATTGCGCAATCATGGCATTGAGACGTGACAGCGCCTTGTTGGTGTCCTCTGCCAAGGGCGTCTGGCCAACGCCGATGATGCCGGCATCGTCCATGGCGGCCGTGATCAGGTCGCGCGCGGTCGTCATGGGTTCTTTTTCGGACGGCCTGGGCCGCGCTTGACGGTTTCGCCGAGTTCGGAGGGGCCGGCTTCATCCCCTAATTCGGGCACAACTTCCCATTGTGCCACCAGCGCGGCGCGTTCCTCGTCGTCCTCGACAATGAACATCTGCCCCTCCGGGGAGTAGACCGCCATGGGATACATCTGGAATGTCATTTGGCATCCGGGATTTCGATAGAGAAAACGGGCGGCGTCTTCCGTGCCTCAATGATCGGCACGGGATTGATTGGATAGCGCACGTCGGACTGAGGAGGTCCCCAATTGGGGCCTAGCTCTGCTTCCTCTTGCGCGCTCATCACCAGCCGTTGTTGGCCGGTGAGTTTGTGATAGCGGAGAAGCGGGTAGCGCATGAGAAATGGGGCGGCCGGAACCGCCCCACTCCAAGGTCATCAGATCTTGTCGGCGACAATCGCCAGCCACTCGGGGCGGACGTAGAGATAGCCGTAGATCACATCGAGGCGGGTAGCGAGCTGATCGGTGCCGATGACGTAATCGGTGATCATGCGCATCGAAATGCCGTCGTAGTTGCGGCGCGCGGCCTCATGGACGCCCTTCGGCAGCACGAGGTCAGCGGTGGCCAGCGTGACCGCTTCGGGAGCGTAGGCAAGGTTCTTGCGGTACGTTTCCGAGGCCTTGCTGGCCAGACGCACCGCGGCGGCGTTGGCCGGCGACGCGGTGACGGTCTGATACTGCACTGCCTGGCCGGCGTTCGGGGGAACGATGGCCGGGTAGATCGGGATCGAGGTCGCGCCCGATGCCACATTCGCCGTCACGACGAACTGGCGCAGCTTGCCGGTCGTCTTCTTGAAGACGAAGTTGACGCCATACACACCATCGATCGTGATGATGTCGCCCTTGTTCAGGGTGCCGTTGATGGCGCCGACCGTGATGGTCGAGCCCGTCTGGCCTGCGCTGCTCATCGTAGCGGCGGAGTCATAGGAACCGGTCGTGTGCTTGATGACCGTCTGGTCCATGAAGAAATCGAACCCGAGGGCATTCTTCATCTGGCCCGACCGATACTGCTCCGAAATCGCCTGCGAGGGGTTGAACAGGCCGGAGAGGGTCGCCACGACATTGGCTTCCGTCCACGGATCTTCCACCAGCTTGCGGCCGGGCTGCATCGGCGCCGAGTTGTCGTTCAGCGACGCCTGGGCCTGGAGGATCGTGGCGGCGTTCGGCGAGATGACGTTGTTGGAGCCGTCAACGTTCGAAACGTAGTTGCACACGCCGCCTTCGGCACCGCTCATGATGTCAGCCGCGATGTCGCCAGCGAGGTTGTTCATCATGGGCATGAGGACGCGTTGGGAGTAATCGTCAATCTTCAGGGCGCGCTCGGCGGTCGAGAAGGCAACGTCCACACCAGATTGCGTCTGGAGCTTCAGCGAAGTGAACTTTTCAGAGGTGTCCTGCGAGGACAGCGCCGCGCCATGGCGGACGGTGAAGTCGTTCGGCAGGCGGATGCGCAGCGAGTCACCAATCTTGGCACCATCGACGGCGAAGTTGTCGTCGTACTGGGTGTTCAAGTTTTTGATGAACATGTTGCTGTTCTTGAACAGCGACACGGCGGCGCGGGTGATCATGTCGATCGTGAGGATCGTATTGGCCATCGAAATGGTCCTTTCGGGCAAAACAAAGGGGGAGGCAGCCTTTCAAACTGCCGGCTCTGCGGTGCCCGTGACCGCGATTTTCGGGACATGAACCCGGCTTAACGCCCCGGTTGGCGAGGAACCCGGATTATAGCTTCCGGTCGCTTTAGTTCAGTTGCTCGTTAGACCTTCTTGGCCAGATCGCGGAGGTATTTGTCCGCCCACTGGTCCATCGGGATATCGTCTTCCAAGCGCACGGATGGCTTGGCGACGCCGCCTACAGGGGCGACGGGTGCCGGTGCCTTCGAAATCGGCTTGGGAGCGGGTTTGGTGACGTTCGCGCTCATCTTGGCAATCTCCAGTGCCATCTTGACGGACGGCAGTCTCAGCAGGCGCTCGGCTTCTTCGGGATTGCGGCTCAGCTCGTAATAGACCTGATGGCCGTTATCCAATTCGGTGATCGCCTGTAAAAACTCCGGCCGCCTCTGGATTTCGTCGCCTAGCGCTTGCGAAAGCGTGGCGGCTGCGTTCTCAAAATCGGTTCCGAAAGCTGCAACACCCTTGTCGAACGTGGCATTGCAGGCTGCATTGAAGCGTTCCGTTTCGAGCCGCCCGGCTTCCTCTAGGCGGATGCGATCGCGCTCCTGGGCGCGGATTGCTTCCACATCGACGGTGGCGGGATCTTCGGTGGTCGTTGTCGCCGCGCCACTACGGAGACGCTTCAGCTCGGCTTCAGCCTCAGCAAGACGCTTTTCCGCCTCGCGGCGCTTGTTGGTCTCTTCGTTGATCCGGCGAAGCTCCCACGGGGTTTTCTTCTTCTCCGGCTTCGGCTGTTCCTCAACCTGCTCCGGCTGTTCCGCCGCTTCCGCTTGCGTCTCGCCCTCAGGCTGCTCTGCTACTTCGGTTTCCTGCTCCGGTTCAGGGGCTTCATTGCCCGGATCAAGCACAGTTTCGCCTTCCGGCTCCCCCTGCGTGGGGTCCAGTTCGTTGGGGTCCATGGTTCACCATGTTGGATAGCCCGGTGTTACGCGCCGGTACGTGCCACGGATTGCCCGCCGTGTCGGGGTTGGTATTTTACTTGCCCTTCTTCGCCCTGAGCTTGGCAAGGGCAGCGCCGGCTACTCGCTCACCGGCAGCCTTGGAGCCGTATTCCTTCGCGGCCGATTTCTCGATCTTGGCGAAGTTCTTGCCCTTTTTGCCGATGTCATCACCAGCAGCGGCCTTCTTCGCCGAATAGGATTTGAGTGCCATCTTAGCAGCCTTTCTTCCCGCCCTTGCCGCCCTTCATGGGCTTCTTGTCGTCTTTCTTGGCAGGCTTGCCGGCATATTTGATCTTGCTCATGCGCTTTGTCCTTTCTCGGAAAGCTGATGGCTCGTCATTCTTTGGCGAACATGAATTCGAACAGCGTTCGAACGGCCAGCAGATCGAGGCGATCCACCTTTTTGCGCCACCAGAACAGAACGACTTAGTTTGCTTGGCCCGCCATCGGGGCCACCGGAGTTCGCGTGCCTGTACGTCTCGACTATTGCCAGTTCCTCAGCGAGAGATTGCTTGGAGTGCCGGGTTTGGCTCTCTCGTGGAATTCCAGGATAGCCTCGTGGATGGTCATCTTCTGGTCCTCGGGGAAGCCCGGTTGACCCAAGAGCCCCGCGAGGCTTTCGAGCGCGAATGAGAGATGATCCTTCCAATGGCGCTTGATGAACTGCTTCTGCGTGCCGGCAGCGGCGCGAAAGCGATCCGAGCGTGACATCTCGAAGAAACAGCCGGCGATTTCCTCCGCCGTCTTGCGAATGAGGACCGGCACGTCGCCCGATCGAATGTTGACGTTCATTGCTGCATACCTGGCTGATTGGGGAGTTGCTGGCCCACGGGAGCCTGCTGGGAAGCCTGCGGCTGTTCGTCCGACATCTGCTGGCCCTGACTACCGGCGCCCTCTGGCGAGCCTCCTATCAGCATTTCAATCAACGTCTGCCTGATCAGCGGCTGTATCTGCTCGGGCGAAATCGCCGGGCCGGAATTGCCGATTGCCGTAATGCGCTTCGATTCCGCGTCGTAGGCGCGAATGTCAATATCGCGGTCCTTCTCGCTCAGCTGCTTTTGCAGGGAGACAATGGCGTCCTGTGCCTGCTGCAACTGTCCCTGAAGCTGCTGAACTTCCGGTGGCGGGGCTGTTCCCTTGACCGTAGCCGGGATCGTATTCGCGTAGCGTTCGGCCAACTCGTCGGCCATCGGGAAATCGGCCGCCTTCCAATAGAGGTCGCCAGCCTTCTCGAGGAAGGCTTTATCCTGGGCCGCGATCTGCGTCATCGCGTTGAAGGCTTCCTGCCGGCGCGTGGCATACCCAGGCCCCGTGTCGCTCTCGATTTCATATCGCCCGACATTCGGGTTGAAGATGTCAAGCTCAATCTGCTGTTCTTGGGCCGCTGCCTGATGCGCCTGCTGCGCGTCCGGCTGGATTTGCACCTGGCTTTCCGTCCCGTCCTTTGCCAGGATGCGGATCACGCGCGGCGTGTCGTAAATCTTCGGGATCAGGTCGATGAGGATCTTGCCGGTGTACTTGATGCCGATCGCCAAGTTGTCGATGAAGTGATAGGTCGCGTTGTCGCCCTGACGTTGGCGCTCGTTGATCGCCTTGCCCGAGGTTGCGTTTTCATTGGCCCCGAACTGGCTCTGATACTGGCCTGAGGCCATCATCAACTGCTGTTCGCAGATGCGCATGCCTTCGATGTAGGCCGGCGCCATGATGGGGGGCTGCGTGCGCTCCGGCTTAGGAATTACCCTCTGCCCGTCCTCAGACATCGAATTGTACGGCAGGTAAGCCGCGTCATCGAGATTGGACTTGGCCCAATAGGTCTCCAGCCCTTCCGTGGCCTCAACGGCGGCAACATAAGGCGTCTGGGTCTGGAGCGCGACCTGTGCCGTAGCCTCCGAAGTCCAGTAATTGTACATGCGCTGCGCGTCTTTCATCGAGCGCGTATGGCCCTTGCGGTCCATCTTGCCTTCGATGATGGTCTCTTCGCCGATCACGCGCACAATGGGCACGTATTTGCCCGGCCAAATGCGGCGGTCGATGATCTTATTGCCGGCGATTTTGAACCATTCCATCGCGTCGGTCAGGACGCGACGTTCGTTGGTGCCGGGATCGTCCTTCACGATATCGTAGGTCTGCTTTTGACCCTCGTCCATCGCGCTCTTGCGGATGATGACCTGTTCCTGCGTGAGCGGGTCGATGTAGGCGATCAGCCGATCAGCCTTTTGCGTCTTCCGGTAGTATTCAGCGATGCGAACGCTGTCTTTTGAGCACCAAAAATCGCCCTTGCCGATGACATCGAAGTCCGCATCGCCTTTGAAGTCGGGATATTCGGCCTCGAACTTATCGCGGCTCATGTCCTCGAAAACGAAGCCGAAGCGTGCGTCCGAACCATCCGCCTCCTGGATATCAGGATCGAGGTAGACCGAATCCGGGTTTTTGATCCGCCGGATATAGATCTCCTGATCGAACGAATCCGGCGAAACATAGTCGGTGATCACGCGCCAGTAGCCGATGCCGCCCTCAACCTGAAAGGTCGTGGCGCTGTCGTAAGCTTGTTCAGCGTTCGACTGGTACTCGATATGCCTCACAACGCCTTCGAAAATCTGCGCCGCGTCGTAGGTGGCGCCGTCGCCGACCGGCCTGATGTTGACGCCCGGCTTGTTTTGCTTCGCGTCGTTGATGATCTGGAGGTTGTGCTGCCGGGTCTTGTTGATTGTCAGGCACGGCTTGCGCTTGTCGGCGCGATTCTGCTGGAGAACCTGGTCCCACTGCCAACCGTTTTCCGGGTCGGCGTTGGCGAATTTCATGTCCTCTACAAAGCGCTTGCGGAAATCGGCTTCCCAGTCCTCGCAGGCCCGGAAACGCTTCTTGGCCTCCTCCAGGATGTCGCTGTCTTTTTGTGAGGTCATCCCATCCAACCTTGCGACATTCCAGCGACCGAATTCATTCTAGGCAGTGGCGGCGGACGCTTGCTCTTCATGCCGTCTCGCATCCCGACAGCGAAATACCGCGCCGCGTCTGCGAAGTGCGAAGCGTCGTCATGCAGCGGGTTTTTCGAGAACTGTCCGGTTACCTTATCGACCTCGTAGCGATACCTTCGCAGCGCCCCAAGGCCGTCCTCGCAGAGCTTTTCGTCCCACCAGACTTGCGGGAAGATAGTGCGTAGCGCGTTGATGCCGTCCTCAACTGAGAGGCGAGGCACTATCCGAACCGGCATTCCACTGGCCCGGGTGATTTCCTCTATGCTCTTGCCGGTGCCGAGCTGCTTTGCCTGGGCATCATGCGGGAGCCAAATGCCTTCGATGATGTAGCCGGAGGACTGGATGAGCCCGAGATAATGCGGCCACGGCTTCTGTCTGTCCTGCGCCGCCCGGAGCGCTCGGTATTCCATCCCGACCTTCTGGATGAACCACAGTGAAGTGTGATCAGCCCACCCAAGGTCTGCAAAAACATTGACCGGCTTTGACGCGTCATAGGGAACGCGGCAAATCCGCTCGCTTTCTTGTGCCGCGCGCATTTCGTTGGCGTAGATCGCGCCGTCGAGAGTTTGCCGGCAGTTGCCCTCCCAAACGTTGAGATACGCATCGATGTCGCGGACCTTGAGGTCATCCTTCTCCTGTCGAAGGACTTCGGGAAACCAGGGGTTGTCACGCCAGTTGATCTTTTCAACGACCGATTCTGTCGGCGGGTTGAGCACGAAGCGCTTGTAGGTCTCGTCCGTCTCTAGCTCGGGGTTGAAGCTGATCCATATTTCCGACCCTTCCTTGCGGATGGTCGGGATGAGTTTATCCCACGAGAAAGAGGAAACCATCTGAGCCTCTTCGACCCAAACGATATCGATGCCCTCCTTGGACTTCAGGCTGTCCACGTTATGCCTCAACCCGGAGAAGATGAACTCACTGCCGGTGACACGATGGATGATCGTGGTTTTCTGGATCTCGTATTGATCGCTTAGCCCAAGCTCGGCGATCTGGTCCGAGAGCAGCTTGTGAACCGAATCCGTGATGGAGTTCTGAAACTCGCGAGCGCAAAGAATTCGCTTGGTTTTCTGCGCCGCTATGATCAGCAGAGCGCGGGCAATCGACCAAGACTTGGCAGACCCTCGTCCGCCCCAAGCTACCTTGTATCGTTTCGGCTGGAATAGAAACGCCAGCCTCTCGGGGAACTCAGCCCGCATCTACCCGCTGAGTTCCCATTGGTTTCAGTCTCCATAAGGCTCCAGGCGATGGAGCAATGCGCGGCAGGCCAGAGCCGTCCGAACGTCGGCGCCCTCCCGCTTGAGTGAAACGACTGTGTTCGCCGACACACCGAGGAGTCTGGCTGCGGCGGCATCGGAGCGAGCAAGACCAGCGGACTTCATTTCCGCCAGCCATGCGTTGAACGCAGTGGGGCTCACAGGGTAGCTGCAAAAGCAAGAGCCGCGTCGCGGTTGGTGAAGTCGTTGCGATAGACCTCACCAGCGAGAAGGCGGTATTTGGCGAAAGCCTCCGGACCCTTCGAAAGCTGAGCAACTTCGACGCCGTTACGCTTGATGAGCCAGATCCGGGTACGACCGCCGGAGATGTAGCTGTCCTTGCGGGCTTCGAGGGTCAGAGCGTTCATGTCCGTGTCTCCTTGGCTGATGTCTCAAACATACCAGAAACTTGTATGCTGTCAACACCAAATCCAAGGAAATTCGATACCCGACTGCTATTTTGTCGAATTATTTTGTACCAGCGTCGTCCTTGGCGGGCGACACAAGCACTATTTCAAACCGGCTGTCTGTCTTGATCGGCCCCCCGTTGGCACCCGTTAGCTCGTGATCCTGCTTGTCGCGCCAGTCAGCCGGGAAGCGGTTCTTCATGTTGAAGATGAAACTCGTGGCATTGAAGTTTGGCGTCGCGCCAAAGGTTGCCTTGCGGCCTTCCGACTCCCACCAGCCCTGGGATGCCTCAACCGCCTCTTTTACGGCGTCCAAAAACTCAGGATGCGCCGCGGCCCAGTTGTCCATCGTCTGACGGGTGCAACCCAGCGCGTGCGCCATCTCAGCCTTGCTGGCGCCCGACCTGCCAAGTTCGATGACCTTCTCGCAATAGGCTGGGTCGTAATCTGTCGGCCGGCTCATGAATGTTCCAATTAAGCAGACGGCGGCACGAGCGCGGTAAGGGCGTCGACCTGAGCCTGGAGCTTGGCCTTGGCATCCTCTGCTGAGGACTGAGCCGCAGCGAGGTCCGCGTTGGCCTGATCAAGGGCAGCCCTGTCAGCTGCATGCGCGGCTTGCTCTGCTGCAAGATCGGCTTCGATCTGCGCAAGCCTGGCCTCCGCGTCTGCCCCGGTGCCGAAAGCATCGGCAACCCGTTTCACGCTTGCGGCGAGATTGTCGAGCTCGGCATTGAGCGAAGAGAAATCCACGGCAGCCATGGCGTTATCCCGATGAAAGAGGAAGTTGAAGAACCGAGAAAGAGCGCTCACCTGATCACCTCAGCGCATAGGCGGAACGGCGGGGATTTTTGCCCCCGCCGTCTTACCATCAGTACAGCATCGCCACGGGGCCAACGCCGGCCGTGTAGGTGGTCGGCGGGGTGATGGCTGCTCCGGTGCCGAACGTGCCGGTAGCCGAGCCGGTGAGCAGCGGCGTGACCGGGGCGTTGTAGGTGGCAAAGCGAGCCGTGGTGCCGTTGAGCTGCACGACAATGAAGTAGACGCCGGCATTGACGGTGACGGGCGCCGTGAACGGGATCGCCTGCCAGGTGCCAGCGGTGCCGACCGTGACGCCGGCCGTTGCCGTGGTCGCGACGAGGTTGCCGGCGCTGTCATGCAGTTCGAAGATGAACTTGTCGGTGCCGCCAGTGGCGCCGATCAGTGCGCGAATGCCGGTGACCACCGTACCATCGGTGCCGATCGACGTATCGACGTAGTAGCGCGTGCCGGAGACGGCGGTCGTGCTCAGGTTGTTGTTGAGGTAGATCATCGCCATCGCGAGGCGCTGGAGCGAAAGCTTCGCCGTCTGCGGCGCCTGCCCACTCGGCAGGAAGGTATCGACAACGATGTGTTCGCTGCCGGTGATGAGATTGTCAGTCTGGACGCCAGGAGTGTAGAGGCCGGCCATTTCGTAGTCCTTTCATGGATGTTGAGCAGGCCGGTTGGGCCTGTGCTTCAGGGCTGTTGAGGCTTTCAGGAGAAGAGAGCGGTATCGCTCAATGTGCGGAGCGGAAGGAAGGATAATCCTTGTGCCCACTCCGCATACTTTGGGTCATCAAGGAGAGCGATTGGGCTGGCCCATTTGCCAACCAATTCGGAACTGGTGATTTCTCTGGGCGCCAGATCCCCGGAAGTTCCGAGCGCCAGCAGCGCGTCCTTCTGGCCTTCGTCCATCACCAGCCAGGTGAACATCAGTCGGGGTTCTGACTCGCTATCGACGCAACCAGCGTCCCGGTCGAGCGAGTGAAATTCACCCTCATTTGCATGGGCATCGAGTTATCGATCGGGCAATTGGTGTTGGTCGTCAGGGCGATGGCGTTTCCCGTCCCGTCCGTGACATTGTTCCAGGAACCATCCGGGTTCGGCCCGGTCTGGAGATTGACCGTTCCAGTCCATGTGCCCGACAAAGTGAGCCAACCATTCTGGACGGTGATGGCGCCCCCCGCCCCCGTGGCTGCGAGCGTATCGGATACCCTGTTAGCCATTTGTCAGCTCCGAGTTCGGTCCGACCGCAGTAAGCGCGCCGGTCCCGCTTGTGGTTCCTGTGGCCATCTATTGGCGCTCCTGAGGTTGGAATGGCAGTCCTTTTAAGGGGAGGTTGCCGGGAGAGTGGTTATTCCGGGAGTACGATGCGCTGAATGCCCATGAGCGTGCAGATGGTCTCCAGCGCTTGCGGACCCGCCTCGCCCAACGTTGGCCCGGTGAGCAGCACGCTTTCCAGTGCGGTCACG